GATTCTGTTTTTCGTACACACGCCATAAACCAGAACTATCAGCATCTGCAAAAACTTTATCGCCCTTGACTTCTAGTGCAGTGTTTTTATCATCATAATCACTGTAAGCAAGTCTATCATTAACATTATCCATTGAAGATATTCTTACAGAAATAAATTTGTATAGATTACCGTAACTGTCAGCTGTTGAATTGTCACCAATGCTAGGTAATGATGTCACAACACCGTCGAAATCAACTAAAAGTGTTTTATGATCAACCACTGTCTGAACCTTGTATACCCCGTTAAGATCAACAACTTGAGCATTGGTTATTGCAAAATAGTCTGCGGTGCTAGTCCCCGAGGCGGCACTAAGACCATGTGAGTCATTAAATATCACTTTCATCTGTGTGGCATTGTTCACAGCCTGTAAACTTTCAATATTGACGCCACCGTGCATTACCTTAAGCACGTCCCAGTCCTTATTTGTTTTGTTTGCTACCCATATAAGGTCATTAGGTTGAAAGGTAGATACATCGATATCTAATAATTGATCTATGTCAAAGACTGTTCTTTGTACCTGATTTATCTGAGGATACCCTGCAGTCTTTATTTTTTGAATATTATCTCTGTTCACACCTTCCTTGGAATAATCATGTTTTTTAAATGTTACTGCGGCATTGTAGTCAACAGGATCATGATAAAAGTTCTGTTTTGCTATTCCAAGACTTCTTACATAATTTTTTGTAAAAGTTGTATTATCAAAAAGTTCTATGCTTTGCGGATTAGCAACTATTTCATTTTTGTTCAAAACAAATTGTATGTTTTGTACAGAATCTGTGTTTCCAAAATTGCCGCTCCTAATCATCCATTCAGGAAATATATCAAGTGATATATCTTGATTCTCATATCTGGCCTTTAGAAGTTTATCTATGGCCGCTTTCGTGCCTTTTTCTCTAATGTAACCTTGATAAAATTTGTATTGTGATACATCGTTCTCAAATAAATTTTGTAAATAATCACGGGATTGATAACCTATCAATCTTTGTCCTAGGTTCTGCTGTGATTCATCAAAATTATTTGTTTCTAAATTATAAAAGTCGTTGAATTGACTTATTTTATAATCAAAATTTGGAATAAGTTCTGCTGTTGGTTTATCATCTTTTATGGTCCAATTATTGTTATCAAATTCAGATAAGCTGTTATGGTTTATCTTACATACATAATATCTACCTTGATACTCCACTGTGTCACCTATGCTGTAGTCAGTGTTTCTTGTCCAATACTTAATTTTTGCGGCATCAAAAATAAAACCAGGAGCATAATAGTCACCATTCCAGTTTCCTGTCTTCCATCCGACAAGTTTCAGTCTTTCCTGCCTGAATCCTGAGTACGGATCATATATTACATCATTAAACACTGTGTTGTTATCAAATATAAGCAAATGCTCTTTTTGAACAGTGTTCATGACAATATTGTATAATCCAACATCTGGATCTTTTATTTTTAAGTCAAAAGTTGTTCCTACTCTTTTAGTACTAATGTCCTTTATATCTATCTTTCTGCCTCCAGCGTCTAAAATACTATAGTCACCACTGAGATTCATTAGTCTACCTACAACTGCGTTGTTTGTTTCAAGCTCGATCCCAGACGCCCCTGGGGATACTGTAACTGCACTTCCTGGAGCCCAGTTCTGTGTTGTCCAGAATAAAAATTCAGAAACAGCATTACTCCAATTTAGAACTTTTTTAATTTCACCAGAATACTTGTTGAACCTAAATCCTCTTTTTTCTAGATATCTGCCATAACCAAATAAGAAATCAGCTACATCTTGAATTGTTTCAAAAACATGTCCATATGGAATAGTCTGCACCGTATCAGAATAATTTGGATATTCTGCTACTTCAACTTCACCTATCCTAATTTTTTGTCCTTGATTTCCTCTTATAGGGTAATAAAAATTAAATGTTGGGTTAGTCGATGAATATCCAAGTACTTTGTAGCCGCCAGCTAAAGTGCTTCCGTCTAATGTAGTATCGGTATTCTTTTCTATAAGAACGCCAGAATAGTAATATGTGTCAACAGGATTACTTGTCCTGAACAATAATTTATAATTTTCATCTGGGATAAATTTACTGCCTGCTGTTGATCCCGGCGAAACAGAATCGGTCAGGACATTTAAATTGCCTTTGTCTGTGAAGCCACCTAATTTGTGGGATAGCTGTACTTTTAATCCTTTCATTTTATCGTAGAAGAAACTAATAGTATCAAGATTCCTCGCAATAAGATGATTGACAACCAAAGGTTGATAACCTGATGTGCTGTACCTTGTCACAACTCCGGTAGAATTATTTGTTTCAGTTTCTAAATGATATTTTGCTTTTGCTAAATTTTGTCTGACGCCTGTATCAGAATCAATTAAGTTACCACTTACGTTTTTGATTAATCTACTATTATCGAAATAAACTGAAAAGAATTTTGCAGGTCGTGTAAGTGCTAGTGTTTTAATTACTGTGAACGGATACGAACTAGATCTTCTCCATGCTGTTTCTGCCGGCGAATGATCTCCAAACTTCCAACTTATACTTCTTCCTGGAATATCAAGTGCATCAACTAATCCTATAGATATTGGGTCTCTTAAATTTCCTGATGCGTCCACAGGTAGATAATCTTTAATGCTTGGCTTTCCATACCTACCGGTTTGTATTGCGATATCGTTCCAAAGCAGGTCATTTCCTGAAGTGTAAGGACCAGCACCGTATGTTGTCTCCCAATCAGATGGCTTTTCAGAATGTCCTAAAATTTCCCAAGGAGTAGTATGAGGAGTATCTGTATCATACACATATTTGTAAATTCCTCTCCAGTACCCTGGTAGGTTTTCTCCAGTTAACCTATTTTTGGATTGGGAATAGTTATAAGTGAAAGGGGATCCTTCTGAAAATGTTGAATTTGTGATGTACTGAACACCGTTGGCGCCAGCCCATATGTAAAAATCTGTTGACATAACATCAGTAATATCCTGTAAGCTGAAGTCAGTTGATGTAAATGCACTTGGCATCACTTCATTAAAGTCAAGAAGTGTCGCGTCATAGCTGATTTTACAATTGTTGTAAATTCTCTTTTCTAATTCGAGTATTAAGTCATCTCTTTCATCACCAAAGGATTTGATTATAGATCCATCATGTCTTCTAATAACCGATGTTGCAGTTTGGTAGCTGTTATCGGTGTACTGTTCAGGTTTAAATTTTGGATACATTCCTAATTTTGTTGGAGTAGGAGGAATGTAACTGCCAGATGTGTCTGGGTAATCTTTGATAATAACGGTATCGCCTTCGGCCAAAGTAGTAGTGATTGTAAGACTATCGTCCTCTGTGCTAAAAGTGTAGTCCTGTCCCAAAATTAGCTGGACGTCATTAAGATACACATAAACTGCCCTATTGCTTAATTTTGAAATACTATGCTGTGAGTCTAATGCGTATTCTGTCTGGCTTGATCCTAGCACATTGTAAGTTCTTATTGAAACATTCTCGCCATGACCTATCATATCATCATAATAGAAAGCAAATGAGTTGTTTTTGCCTTGATTGATCTTCTTCAATATTTCATCAACACGATCAACTACAACACCTTCATATGCATTGCCAGTGTTTAGAGTCAAGAATGCATCATAAAATTTTTCATATTCTTTATTACAAAATTCAATAGCTTTAATTACGTTTGCTTGTTGATCAACTAATCCGAACATCGCAGGTAAAAGTGATCCTTGATGCTGTTTAATTTTACCTCCTCTTAATCTTGCATTAGGCTTATCTCTTAGATTTGATACTCCCGGATAGACCCCGGTTACATCTGAATTTCTTTCTACAATATCTTTGACGTGCCCTACAACTTCACCGAAAGTAAATGTGCCAAGTTGAATATTTTCAGCGTTGGTCTCAAGGTTTTCTGGTATTTCATAGATGCCTTTTGCATCTACTTTTTTGCTTGAGCTGTACCCAACTATCTTAACCTGATCATCTATATCAAGTTCTTTATTGAATTTAACATATTTGTTTGTCGATCCATCCACAATCGTATAATCTGTGGTTAGGTCTTTATATATTCCATTTACACTTACTGCTATCTCCAGGTCGCTGATATTAACTGACTCTTTATAAAAGTCAATTTGGAAAAATTGTTTTTCATTACTATCCGCAATAAAAGTCCTAACAACACGCTGTTTACTATCTACTTCTCTTTCGATCCAAGCACTTTTGTTATTATGGGTTGATAATGATGTGGTATAATGAAGGTGGCCTTCGGCTAAATTTTTTGTTAGTGTGCTTGTTCCGGATTTGTATGTGAAAGTGCCAGACGTATGATCACTTTCAAACACTATATCACCAATGTTATTGATCGTGTTGTACTTAACTTTTAAACCTAGTACGGTATCTTTTGTTGCCGTTTCACTTGTTGCAAACGCAAATACTTTTGCACCTTCGAATGAAGAATTTGGATATGTAGTTGCATCGTCAAATGATACATGATTATTGTCGAACATTGCAAACAACGGTTGTTGGTTCACCGAGGATTTTTGCTGTGATTCTTTCCAAGTGGTACTAGACGAATCATAGAAAAAAGTTTTACCTTGGTTATCAGTGCCGAACTCAACAAACAATGACTCATTACTTACTGGTGCACTATCAGAAGTTGGCGTGAGTGCTATTGTTTCGGATGAGTCACTTCCTATGATAAAGCTTACTTCATAAATTTTATTTTTAACAGTAGGATCAGTATCTGCTGTAAACATAACTCTCATTCCATCTGTCAATGGTAGGCCATCTATAATGTAGCCTGGCTGATTAACAACGTTTGAAAATGCATCGGTCTGCACCGTGTCAATCAGTGTAATATGATTTTTTGCGACAGTTCCATGATCGTATAATTGCAAGCCACTATCGAATTCAATTATCGGTCTTTTTGCTCTATCTGTCTCTTTCAATTCTGCGGTATATCCATTTACCCTACCAACTTCTTCTATAATTGATTTATGGAACCACCTATTATATCTCGACCAAGCATTTTTATCACGAGAGTCACGTTTAATTGTAATGTAATCGTGATCTTGAGGTCTGTAAAATGCTTTCGAATATGGTTGCTGATCAAACACGAAAGAATCATAACCAACTGTGAATTCTTTTGAATAGCTACCTGGCGTTATAAGACTTGCAACATCTGTTAATGTAATTTTATCACCTATACCTTCAATGTAATATTCTTTATTTTGATATGTAGATGACACTTTAGTGCTATCGAATTTTATTTTCATACCATTGGATAAATCTAAGGTATCAACACTGTAATTCATGGCACCGATAATATCTTTCTCTGGATCAATTTTATCTGTGGTCTCTACATCTTTAATTAAAATAGAGCCGTACATGGCATCATGGTTGCCACATTGATAATAAAGTGTATCTGGAGCGTTTGTTGGCACAGTAAATGTTACTATACCATTATCACTACCGTTATTTGTAACTCCGGATGAATATATTGTGGAGGTGGATCCATCTGCCGCAATTTTATCTTTATAAGGCTCAGTCATTATCCAGAAAGGATGTCCTTTAGCGTCAATGTTAAATTTATATGTGTTGCCCCTGTATAATCTAAGGATAGGATTGTTCGTGCCATCTTGTATGCTGAAGTTGTATGCACCTTTCACAACATTTGTAACTTTGTACTCCGCAACTACACCAGGCCCGACTTTAGCTATTTCTATGGCATTTGGACCTTCAGGGAGCCAGTAGTATTCTCTGTAATTTACAAGTTTGTCATAATCGATAGCGGGATTCCAACTGTAAACTTTTTCTTTGTTAATCCTATCATGGTTGTCAACTTTTCCGCCAAAGTATTTGATTTGATTTATGTAATCATCATAAGTTGCACTAAACTCAACTTGATCTTCTGGATTAAGACTAGTTGTGTCTAATTTTGTGTATGTTACTGTTGGCTCAAGTTGATATGCTAATCTATCTCTACTTGTAGCTGAAATATATCTGTCAGTAGCTTTTCGTGTGTATGCGTCTTGGCGACCAATAAAGCCATCTAACCTATCTAGAGATCCTTTTTGTACAAGAGGATCTAGAGTTGCTGAAAGGAATCTTTGGTTGGCGTCTGTCCTATAGAAAGCTGGTAGGTGCTGAACTGTTCTACGCAGTTCGGCAGAACCTTGTTTAACAACTTCTTGGTTTGTAAGAGCGTTAGTTTCGTTATCAGCCATTAATATCCGCTCCCACTACTTCCGCCGGACGATCCTGACGAGCTTGAACCTGATGTAGTGGAACCTGATACTGCTGAACCTGATGTTGTGCTTGACGTTGATGTTGTTGAAGACACAACCGTACCTGATGCTACTATTTGGTTTGCACCTATGGCACTAATTATTTCAACATTATCAACGGTGGCCCCACTGATGAATATTTCGTCTGATGCACAATCTATTTGGAACAAAGACCCAAAACTTTGTCCTGTTTGATTTGGAACAATTAATAAAGTAAGTAAATCTGGAGCTAATCTATTGTGTACATAAGTTGCTAGTTCCGTAAAATAAAAAGTGTCTCCAAAATCCCAATTATCTAAAGCGAAAAATTCATTTATTGCGCCGATAATTTGTGTTTTTATAACCGCATCGCTGACATTGGTTTTTGGATTTTTCACAACTTTGAATGTAGCCTGTAGTTGCTCATCCGAATTATTTCCAAATAATATTTTGTATCTAACAGGATGATACACCACTTGGTCCGATAATGATTTTAATGGATTTATGTAGCTACCGTAAGCAATCCTTAGTTGATCACTAGTGCTTGGTGCAGGTTTGTTCCCGCCGTCCTGTAGCCATATTCTAAATAGGTTATCGTATGTTCTCTCTAAGAAATATACATCTACAATATTAGATACACTAGGATCAATCCTTGTCTCTTGTCCTGCATGATGTTTGTATTGGAAACTTAAACTGCTTCTACCACGTCTTGCAATATAATCTGTACTTGTTACTAGTGTATTAGTATCTTCGTCGTATTTCTTAATTACATCTTCACTTTCATCATAAAAATAAAAAAGTTGGCCATCAGAATAGCTTGTAGTTGCAAGATTAATATCAGATTCATTTTTAGACACTACAAAGTTTGTAGCCGCATATGGCCTATATCTTTCAATATTATTATAGGACAAATATTTTTCTGAGAATACAAACTTGTTACTAATAGTTGTTTCAGGCTCAATTATGATGTCAAATAGTTCAGGATTGTCAACTATGCCGTCATCGTCGGAATCAAAAAATCCAACTTTAACTTTCCTATTATCTTGAAAGCCATCTGACTCAGTCACTGTATCTTCTATTGACCACGTAATAGGGTATCCAACACTGTTTCCTGTTGATACTATACTGTTTGTTTTAAGAAGTTTTACTGTGTCCCTTACGCTTCTTCCTGTTTTGTAATCGTAAATTTTTTCTTGTTTATCGTAATGAAACTTGTTTTGTGATTCTGACTCAAAAATATAATCTAGTTTTCTATACGTAACTGTATATGTGTTTCCGTCATTTGTTAGCTTGAACCACCAACTAGCATCTAAGTTTCCACCAGAGGTGTCTCCTGCATTATTAAGACTGAAAATACTACTATCACTTAAATTTGTAGTAGTGATCACTTTCCACGTTTCCGTATCAACATCATATCTTATACCAAAAGTTTCATATCCTTCAATCCTATCAATTAAATCTGTTTTAAGTGTCTGTAAAAAAGTTGTTGTGAAATTAGGAATAACACTATCAACTTTACATCCATTAGGTATTATGGATGCTAAGGTAACTGGTCCCTCACCTGTGTCAAGGTTGCCAACGCCACTGTTCGCCCCATCTCCTGTGACAGACCCAATTTTTGCCCATTTCCTGTCTTCTGCAAGATCTGTGCCTGCAGTCACTAAAGTATCATTTAAAAATTCTCGTGTATCAGGTGATATAAACTTAACAAGAGCACCAACTTTTGCATATTTTAAATTTGATGTTGCAGATGATCCTATAGCTAAAGGACCGTTAGCAGTGAAATATCCTGTGTTGGTGTTAGTTCCTGTAGTTGTTGAATTCCATGTTGCATTTAACGTTGCTAAATTTTTTGTTCCATATTTGAGATAATAAAAATTACGTGCATATGCTTCTTTTAATTTTGATTCAATGTCAGTGTTAATAGTAGAATTGATCTGACTTCTATTGGCAAAATTAAAACTGAACTGTTGCGTTGATTCTTCTCTATACAATATACCATCTTCTGCAAACACTGAAACATTAGAGTATGCACCGGTTGGATCTAAAATTTCTTTTGCTCTTGAAATACCGGATGCAGTTCTGTTTACAGATCTTACTTTTATAATTTCTTGTGACGCACCCAACGGAACAACTTGATAATCTTCTGCTGTTATCATTCTGTTTTGTGAGTAGTATACTTGTCCAGCTTTCTCCCTAATTGAATCATTGCTTTCACTTGCCGCAGAGTTATAAATTGATGCCTTAAGGCTCATCACCATTGTTATTCTCTGTGTTGCGCCATTTTTATCTGTGTAAGGAACACTAATTTGCACACCTCTCATGTCCGCAGGCTGTATGGCAAATTTTGCATTATCGCTCACTCTGTAGTAAGTTCTGAAACTACCTAGAGGCACATCTGCAAAGTTTCCGTCTCCAAAGACTAAATCTATTTGATCATCCGCTTTAGTTACAACGTTATAAATTAATCTCTCATCTGCTGACAATGAATTGTAAATTGCATTGTTGCCAGACATTGCTGGAACTTGCTTCCATAATTGTATTGGCAATCCTAATTCGTCTTGTCTGAATAACCATACATCCGTGTTATTAATATTTGGTACATTGATTGGCTGTATGAAATTTGTTTCTGCCTGGTCGACATTGAAATCTGTGTACTGTAAAGTGCCTTGCTTGAACAAGAAAAAGTAACCAGTGTTGTTGGACGAATCTCCACCGCCGTCTGTACGATAACAATAAGACAATCCACTTCCATCAATTGGTGGACTTTCATAGATGTCTTCTGAATCTGTAATCTGACTTGGTACTACTTCAAAACTTCTATCAGTACCCCCCACACTTGCACTGAAACCAAATATTGGCAAGTCAGTTTGGTTTGAGGACATTGTGTAAACTTCAGTGTCTACTCCGCCTATGCTACCCTTTTCTCTTGGACTTCCGAATGTCTGACCCGTTACATTGGCGGCATTCAATATTGCTATGAATTGTTCTCTATAATTTGCATTTGCCGAATCATTCCAAATAATTGTTGTATTTCCAATATTGGTGCCTGAAGAATCAAATACATCTTCTGACGTAGAAATTGAATCTATTTTAAGTAAGCCTTTAGCAGGCTGGTTTCTTTTCGCATTGTAATTGATAAGTCTTGCAAGTCTAAGTATTGAATTACGTCTTTCTGCAGTCTCTAAAAAATTTTCCCTAGCGTTCAAATCCACTCTGTAAGAAAGTGATTGTGCAATGTAGGCAATTAGGTCTATCAACGCAACATACTCTGAACTTTCCACAAAATCATTGAAATCGTCAGGATAGTTTTCCTGTAGATAGGCAACCATTGTTCGTCTCAGTGTTTCAAAATCGTAACTTTTGAAATCAGCCTGTTGGAAAGCTTGGTAAATTTTACGCCAATCCTCGGCAACTAATAATCTGTTTTGTCTATCTGTTGTGGCCATACTGTTTGTATGGATATTTATAATTTAAATTAAGTGCGTATATTAAGATAGGCGTAGCAAAGCGTTTTCATCGAACTGAAAACGTAGTTTTTCGGTTATGTCCAATGGCACATATTTGATAGTTGCCTGGATGGCAATACCTCTATCTGCCTCTGTAAGTATAATTTCATCCGTGCTTATACGTGGATCAGCGTTTAGATTTTCCGTAACATCCTCAACTATTGCTTCTTTTAGTTCTTCTGTCAATGGCTCGAATATGGCATCATATATTATGGTTCCAAATTCAGGATTTTCAACACGTTCTCCCTTACGAACCGATAACCTATTGATTAGATCCTGTTTTGCACATTCAAAATCATACACTTTGAAACTTTGTCCTGTGGTACGTGATGAGAAGCCCTTAAAAGTCACTGATGACTTGCTTTTTTCTCCTCCGCTTGATCCCGAACTACTGCCGTACGCCATTAATTAATCCTCCTAAAGTCAACGTCAACTTTGCTATAATCGACCATGTAATAACCATTTTCAGATAGTGTTGTTGCCCATGGAACTTCGTTTGCCATGACACCTTCGAACACACCGTCGACTCCTTTGTATTTAAACCTGTAAATGTTTATTCCAGCGTCCGATACACCAACATGACTAATATTTTCTTTTAATCTTACGTCACTAAAAAATGAAGTGAAAGCCCTGGCTATTCCTGCCTTTAGTTGACTACCTATCTGTAATAGGTTGCCCTTGAATGTTCCCCTTAAGCTAGGAGGCACCTGTGATATTAGGCCACGTGATTTGAATCCCTGCACAAAGCTTCTAGCCACTGTGCCAATGTCTCCACCTATCAAGCTGTTTATATTTCCTCCACCTACAAATCTTGATATGTCTGATATTGATGTGATTCTTCCTGCCGTTACTTTGTTTACAATTAAATTACGTAAATTATCTTTTGAAAGATTAGGTAGTACAGTGCTAACATTATAAATTTTGTTATAAGATTTTTTGAAATTAGATAAAAGTGCGTTAGCTTTTTCCAACTGTTTAGTTGTTCCACCATTGTTTGCTAAAAATTTTTTCGAATCAGCAAGATATTGTAGATTTTTGATAGATTCGATAGGACTCTTTCTGTTTTGCATAGCCATATATTCCAATGTGCCAGGAGTTTCTGATAGCTCTTTCCATTTTACAGGATCTTCCCACTGTGATACTGTTTCGATAATGGCAGACGGTGCACGGGTAAATGGTTCGTGCGTGACTAGGTTTGGCACTGTTGTCTTTGTCTTCTTGGTATTAGCTTCCAAGAGTCCACCATCGTCAACTGTGATGTTAACATCATTCTGTGAATCATCTGTTACTATTCCTACCCGTTCAGGAGATAACCAACTAGGTCCCCACGTTTTTTGTGCCTTGATCGAATTGAAGTGGACCTGTGGTCCTGCTAGATGAATTTGCCCTCCACCTCGACTAGCATTGGCACCTGCTCTCTGATTTGGATTCTGTGGTGGTTCTGGAGCCGAGCCTGCTCCAATTAGCACATTTCCACCTGTGTATGCAGTTATACCTTGTAATGCATAATCACCTATTACTCCTGCTTGTGAGCTATTGAAGATTCCTTGTCGACCCATGTTCATCAAGTAGCTGTCAGCATTGTTGATAACATTGCCTTCTGCCGTAAATTTTATATCATTTTTTGCGTGGAAGTTGATATCAGAACCGCTGTGTAGATCAAAGTTTCCATCACTACGTAAATTAAATCCGTCCTGAGCATATATATAAATTTTTCCTTCATCGCTCATTTCGATCCAGCTGTTCCCAGATTTGTTAGCTATGTAGATGACACCTTCTGTGTCATTCATTAGAATCTGGTGCCCCGAAGCACTTTTCAACCTTATCTGTTGATTGACGCCATTTGCATCACCATCATCCATAACAAAACTATGTCCAGGTAACCTGTCTGTGGCTACATTCTGCCCACCTATTCCTATCGGCTTTTGCCTAGAGTCTGGCCTGATCCTTCCAGGAGTGTTAAATCCAAAGACAGCACTAGGCGATTCACGTCTGGCTGACGAAGTAGTGGTACCTCTGGTCGTGTCTTGAATTAGTCCTTGTTCTAGCAATTGTTCCGCTTGGATTTTATTGACCGGGAATCTTATATTTTTTGCTCCTGCAAGTGTTGTGGCGTTATTAACAGAAGCCCGATTACGATCTCCAACTGGTAAAACATCTGTGCCATAGTTGGGTGCATCTACACCCGTGTTACGTAATATTTGTCTTTCCCTTGGAGTGCTTTGCTCATCAGCACCTGGCGTTGTACCTGTTGATTCTCTATGATAGGTATCTGCGCCATATCCAGGAATAGTTTTATTTGTAAGTGGCTGTTGAATACAACCGATCCAGAAAGCATTTTGTCTAGAAGCTTCACCTTTGGCGAATATCACTAGAACATCTGTATCGATGTCGGGTGGAATGGCCCAGAAACCATAACTATGTCCGGCATCCTTAAAATCGGCTTCGTCGTTCCCAGACAGTGCGTCACCACTTTTTGTTCCGTAAAAAGGTGATAGGTATTGGCACCATATAACTTGTTCTGCCGTTGGGTCATCTGTCTTGGAAAGTTCAGGAATGTTTACTCCAAGCCTTCCCATGTTAAGTGGATCCTCAACGTATTTCACACGTCCAACATATGGACCAGGATTTTTCTCCGCCAGCTTGTTGTCAAAATCTTTTTGGTTATCGTGTGTGTCTATAATTCCTGTCATTATCTATCGTCTTCTGCCTGGTTAATTCCTTCTTTTATAGCTTCATCCCTACGTTCTACAGCTTTCTTACCACCATTCTTGATATAGTACCACCAAGAATATTTTGGCTTTTTAACAACTGAGGAAATATTCTCGTTGTTCTTTGTACTTCCTTTGGAAACCAATTTTTTATCTGTAGAAAACTGTGTCTGGTATTGTGATTTCCCATTTTGATTGTTTAGCCTTACGCAATTCAAAGATTGCGTAAATTGGCCTTGGCTGAAACTACTTTCTATTTTTACAATCTGGTAAATTCCAGAAAAGAATAAATTTTCTGAAGGTGTCTGCGTATCTTTTTCAAAAGTGACACCGGTCTCGTCGTTGATGTCATCAGGCAACCTGTAGTTCAATAAAATCAATGGACTATAATCATCTGCGTTAAAGGATTCGAAGTCTCCCGAAAAGTCAAGACCATTACTTAATCTGTTGCCATCTGTTGTCATAGGTATAAACTGATCCTGGCATATGTATGCTGGATCTCCCAGTATCTCCAGATCAATATTCATCATATCAGCAATTGGATTTGTCAGATAATCATACATCTCAGATGTTCTGTCATCTTGTCTATCTAGCCTATTAACCACCATCCTACTTTTGATCGTGCTTGGATACTGCCTCAATGGCGTAAGTTCTTCTGGATAATCTTCTCCGCCTAGTTGCCTTATGCTGGCCTCTGTCTCTCTTATTACATTTCCGTCAACCAGTCCTGGGGTGTCAACAACATTTCTTTGATAGAACGCGGTTTTGTAATTAATCCTCAAGTTTTGCACATCAGTGTTCTCACCTGTATAGATGTAGTTGTATGTTCTTCTTACTTGATTCTCTTTGTTACCAAGGTCCTCAGTTGGAATACTGATTCCTGGCTTAATAAATCTTAACACATGGATCTTGTGCGGAATCACATGGTACCCTATTGTTTTCTTATGCATTTTGGTTATACGATCAAATTGGTTAGAATGAGTTTTTACACTTGTCTTAATCTTGAACCATGGCACATATTGATTTTCACGTAATATACTATTGAATCGTTTTTGATCTTTTAATACGCTTCCAACTGTTTCCTTGGTTGCTTTTTCACTGTCCCCTATAACTCCTGCACCTCTGAGATAGTTAGTCCAGAAATCAATGGCAGTGTTCTCAAAACCATCTGTTGATCTAACGAGATCTTCGATGACCTTAGTCAATGCGGTGTTGCTTGTAATCTCAGCATCTATCTTTTTGACCTCTATAGGCTTACTATTGCTGTTGCTCGGCGGCTCTAGGTCTGAACTTAGGCCTGAGATGTCTCCCATAAAGTCGCCATTTTCGTAATATCCTTTTGGTGCCACTGATGCGTGTATGGAATCTTTGCCTGTGAAATCACCGGCGTAATCCAAGACACGTGGATCAAACTGAATAACATATTCATCCTTCACAGTCCTGTAATGATTGTCGATCTCCTGTTGCATCTGCTTATCCAATCCTTTCAATATTTGGTCTGCGGCCTCTTCTAGTGTATCGGCCTGTATCGAAAGTTTTGTCCTTGGAAATTTATACCTATCATCAAAGGCTATGTCTTGATATCTCGTAGCACTGATATCATATATCGCACCTCCTTCGTTGACATCGAGATCTACCCTCGTTAGGATAATAGGAATCTTTCTAATTATGTTTGACGGCAGTTCAACGCCTTCCTCGTCGAAGCCCTTGAATTCAATAGTCAGAAGCAAAGGGGCATCTTGATAATCTTTATAGCCGTTGACCCTTGTGGCGGCGCGGACCTTTTCGATAAATGATATTCCGAAAGGCTCGTGCAATTTGAATTCCATTCTCGCAAAATCGGCTAGTCCTCTTTCGGGTCCTGGACTGACAGTGCTGACTATGTTCACATCTTCAAAAAATATATCTCTGCCTTGACCCAGTATTCCGATGCTATCCCTATAGGCCTTATTTGCTCGGTCCTTTTTACTTCTTAATGGCCCTATAAAGTCACCTGAGTTATAAACCTGCCCTCTGTTGTTAGGGTCACCTATGCCAGAAGAACGTGCTAGTATATCATGAACAGGGTTTGATAGGAAACTAAAATCTTCAAGCTCATTCTCCCGTAGTCCACTGAGTGTAAACAGATAGGTGTATGTTGCGTATTTGTGAAGTGGATTTTCGGTTTGGACCTGGTCTTGTTCTTTATAATAATTACTTACGAAATTATAGATCCCATCTTCTTTTATAGAATCAAAAGTGCTTTTTTTCAAAGCTTGGACCACTTGTTCTGTGGATACTAAATTTTCAAGTTTTTTTTTAACTTGTCCCCTTGAGTTTTTTGTAGATTCGCCAAACCTTTTAGTAAAGCTATCTAAAAACTTTGAGAAATTTGTTTTGTTAGAAGTCCTGACACCGTGCCTGTATTTTTTTCTTTTTTTCAGACTCATTGTTATACTCCGACATCGCGAGACACATTGGCCGGCTTAGGCAATTTAATAGTCACTCCTGGTTTGAAATCATATATGGGATCTTCAATCTGGTCTGGATTTCTCTGGGCGAACACCCACCATAATCTTGGAGATCCGTATAGGTCAAACGCCAACAAGTCAGGACGGTAAGCGTATGTCTTTTCAATAGTGTATGATCTGTCGTCATCCTCAGATGTTATATTCCTTGGTACAAAATAGCCCAATGCCTCAGAGCTCTGAGGTGTGTTGAAATATGGAGATGTCCTTGAATACTTTGCCATTAAATGAATCCAATCCTGTCTGACTTGCCGTTCAAGTTGCCACGGGCAAACTCGGTGAGAGAAAAGTTTTTAACCGAATCTCTCGAGTAGACAGGCGTCACTAATACAGAAATGTTTGATAATGTTGGAGCCCAGGTCTGTGATTCTCCCGATGGTTCAATATTGAATTCATTTGCGTCATAGCCTCCATCGAAAACAAATTTTTTAAGATCTGGACTTATGCCTGTTGTGTTCTGTTTTGTTGAAATATAGTCTATGCCTGATCTAAGTTCTACGTTGAAAGTGTTAACAACAACAGGCACGTTCGTAAACATGTGATCTCCATATCCATTCAAGTGTAGGATGGGTGGTGGATTTCCTTTGAGATCTTGCTGGCTACCAAAAAACATTTTCGTTACAGTTCTTAAAAAATTAATTGTTGCCACCCAATGTTGTGCGTCCTGTTGATTCTGCACAGGGAATTCTCCAATTATGTTCATTTGATCAACTTGTGAGTTCTGATAAGCCTGGAAAGGATAGTTACTATGTGTCTGTGCCAATGCGTTGTAGTTTGCACTGTGTTGGATAACCATAGACGGAGTCAAAGGCCAAAACATGCCTCTGGATTGTGCCAGTGGCTTCAACAAATCATTACCAGCCATTATGCTGTTGTAAAGAGCACTAGCTCTAGTCGGGATAGTCAATCTGACACGCCAATCTTTTTTATCGTTACGTCCGCCCCACTTGGCCCTAGCGTTAGCTATTTTAAGATCACCGAGTCCTGCGCCTCGTAGTCTACCAAATGTTCTATTGAATATGCTCTCGCCTACATCCTTGATAACGTTTTTTAAACTCATTTTATGGTTGTAATCCTTTGTAAAATTTCGTATACTTTACTATATTTATAGGCACAATTTTAGGCGCACTTAATTCACCATACGGCACGATTCAACAGACCTGTTTGTGGTCACTTTAACTTACATGAAAGATAACTATGAAAAGAGTGAAGTACCTAAACAATCGAGATCTGTTGGCACAAATACACGCCAGCAAAAATACATATTGTTCGTATGTGGATCCAGAAGATTCACAATATGATCTGATAGTTCCAAATCTTAAAAAAGTAAATGCTAGTGCCATTGCAAAGGCCAGAAAAGCAAGATCAAAAAGACTAACCCAGGAAGCATGGCAACAGGCTAAAGATGCCGGACTAAAAAAAATTAAATTAAGTGACTACACTGTAAGCACAAGAAAAATAGAAAAAACAGATCTTGTGTTTAGGGTGATGACTTATGACCATATTCCGATGTCTAGCGATCGTAAAAAAAATCCAAAGAGCGTTGCAGACCATCATGCCAAAGTAAACTTTCCACCATTCCAGCACTACAGATTTGATAAAAAAGGAAAATTAAAATGTGTTGGCAAATCACACTGGGTAGGTGGCATGTTAAATGGTAATTTTTCAGCTGACCATGGCAAAATAACAAATAGCCTTGCCATGATGTTCATGAAACTGTGTGAAAGATATGGCACAAGATCAAACTGGAGAGGCTACACCTACAATGACGAAATGCAATCACAGGCGCTGATGCAGTTATCACAGATAGGCTTACAGTTTGATGAATCAAAATCTGAAAATCCTTTTGCATACTACACAGCCGCAATAACAAATAGCTTTACAAGAATCTTAAACATAGAAAAGAAAAACCAAGCAATAAGAGATGACCTTTTAGAAATGAACGACATGAATCCATCATTTACAAGGCAGAATGAAAACATACAAAACACTCCGACTTTCAAAAAGAAGATGGAGACTGCACACGGAGAAGTGAGATACGTTAACAAAACAGGTATTGCAAAACTTAATCGACAATATAAAAAAACAGGTAAAATGGATTTTGATGAGGTTGGCTACAAAAAATTAGAACTGAAACCTGGAAGAAAGATTCCAGTGATAAAAAGGAAATGGTAATAGATGTTTTTTAAAAAAGTCGCATGTTTCACTGATATACATTTTGGCATGAAGGGAAACAGTCGTGTACACAATGACGACTGTGAAGCATTTGTGTATTGGTTCATAGAACAGGCAAAAGCACATGGATGTGAGACTTGCATATTTCTGGGTGATTGGCATCACCATAGGGCTTCGACAAACGTATCAACAATGAACTATACAGTATCAAACATGGAGAGGCTTGGCAATTCTTTTGAAAAAGTTTATGTAATAATGGGTAATCATGATTTGTTCTACAGAGAAAAAAGAGAAATTAATTCTATGGAGTTTATAAGAAATATTCCAAACATACAGATTGTAAACGATTGGATAGTAGAGGACGACGTGGCAATAATACCATGGATAGTAGAAGACGAATGGAAACGTATTGAAAACATGAAACAGAAATATGTATTTGGACATTTTGAACTGCCATATTTTAAAATGAACGCGATGGTTGAAATGCCAGATGTTGGTGGTATCAAGACAGAACATTTTAAAAATTGTGGCATGGTGTTTACAGGACATTTCCATAAAAGACAACACATGAACAATGTGACATACATGGGCAACGCATTTCCACACAACTACGCAGATGCATGGGATGATGACAGAGGAATGATGGTGCTTGAATATGGTGGACAGCCAAAGTATATCAACTGGCCAGATATGCCAAGATATATCACTATAAAAATATCAGAACTACTTGCAGATCCAGAAAAATATTTAAAACCAAAAATGTATGTGAGGGTAACACTAGACATAAAAATAAGTTATGAAGAGGCTAATTTTATAAGAGAAACATTCATAGACAAATACCAATTACGAGAGCTACAACTGATACCTGAGCAAATAGAACAGGCACAGCAACCTACTGTCGAAGTGCAAAAATTTGACTCTGTTGATCAGATTGTTATAAAACAACTACAAGGTGTAGATTCTGAGACATATGACAAAAACATACTAACAGCAATCTACAATGATCTGGATGTCACGAGTCAGTAAAAAAAAGTTAATAAAAATTTTAAAAGGCGAATATGAGACACCAACATGGACTAGAGAAAGCACATGGGAATACTTGAAAAAACCACTCTCACATGAAGAATGGTTGAAAGGTTATAGGAAATGGAAAAAAGATCACGAAGATGCTAAAAATTAAAGAACTTACCGTAAAAAATTTCATGAGCGTTGGCAATGCCGCACAAAGCATAAATTTTGCAGATAAAAACCTTGTTTTGGTTATAGGCGAAAACATGGATCTCGGAGGCGATGATGCAGGAGCAAGAAATGGTACAGGAAAGACAACAATTATAAATGCGTTAAGCTATGTGCTATTTGGTGAACCATTAACACAGATTAGAAGAGACAATCTTGTAAACAAAACAAATGAAAAGGGCATGATTGTTTCTGTGAAATTTATAAAAAATAATATAGAATACGTCATTGAACGTGGACGTAAACCACAAATATTCAAGTTTTATGCCAATAGCATAGAACAAGATTTTGAAAGCAACGAAGCCCAAGGTGAAAACAGAGAAACTCAACAGGAAATAAACAAATTGTTGGGCATGAGTCATGCAATGTTCAAGCACATTTGTGCTTTAAACACTTACACACTTCCTTTCCTTGCAACAAAACAAGCCGAACAAAGGGAAATAATCGAACAGCTATTAGGAATAACTTTACTATCGCAAAAAGCAGATTTGCTGAAAGAAAAGATGAAGACAACAAAACAACAACTGACAGAAGAGAAATACAAGATTGACAGCAAGATAGCATCAAATGAAAAGATACAAGAATCTATTGAAAGCTTGAAAATAAGATCCAGTGCGTGGCAAAATCAAAAAAAGCAAGACACAGACAAGTTCAATGAAGCAATTACCGAACTGGACAAGGTGGACATTAAGGCCGAACTTGACGCACACAAAAGGCTTCAGAAACATCACGAGATGCAGACCGCGTTGCGTGGACTTGAAAAAGAACGTGCATATCACGAGGACAGTCTTACAAAGGCGGAAAACAATGTAGAAAGAACACAAGCCGATCTTAAATTTTCAGAACAACAAAAATGTCCAACCTGTGAACAAGAACTACGTGGTGATAAACACACACATCTTGTAGACAAATTAAAACTTCAGCTGAAAGAGTCTACAGACTATGCTACAAAGTTAAAAAGTGATCTTGCAAAAATACAACAGGGCATTGACGAAGTGGGAGATATTGGACAAATACCCGACACGTACTATGATACCATCGACGAAGCATATAATCACAAAGCTTCTTTGAAAGATCTTAAACGTCAGCTGGAGCAGACTGAGAAAAATGAAGATCCATATGCAGAACAGATCGAAGAACTTACCAAGAAAGCTATACAAAAAGTTGATTATACCAATGTCAATGAAATGGAAGATCTACACAGACATCAAGAATTTTTATTCAAACTGTTGACCGCAAAAGACTCTTTTATTAGAACAAGAATAATCGAACAAAACTTAACATATTTGAATCAACGATTGGCCTTTTTCCTTGGAAAAGTAAAATTACCACACACCGTAGTGTTCCAACCTGACCTAACTGTCCGAATTGAAGAACTGGGCAGAGAGCTAGATTTTGATAATTTGAGTAGAGGTGAACGGAACAGGCTTATACTATCATTGAGCTGGGCTTTCAGAGACGTGTGGGAGAGCCTTTATCAACAGATCAACTTGCTGTTTATAGATGAACTAGTAGATTCTGGAATGGATATATCGGGAGTTGAGTCGGCTATGGCTGTTCTAAAAGACATGTCTAGAACACAGCAAAAAAATATTTTCCTAATTTCACACAAAGACGAGCTGATAAGCAGGGTAAATTCAGTTTTAAAAGTTACCAAAGAAAATGGTTTTACCAACTATGCCAATGATGTGGAAATAATTGTTTAATTTTTTCTTGACAAAACCACTTCTTACGTGCTTTAATTAATGCTATGTTAACTAATAACATCGTACGATTAAAAAGGAAGGACGTAAATTATGTCTAACACACACGAGCAGATCATGACAGAGATCCAAGCATATTCTGAAGAGAACGGAAAGTTCACAGAAAAAGGTGTAAAGGCTTCTGCAACAAGAGCCAGAAAAGCACTTGCAAATCTTTCAAAATTGATCAAAGCAAGAAGAAAAGAAATTCAAGAGGCAAAAAACGCGGCATCGACAGTAACGGCGTCGTAATTGCTAATTGGATCCAATTAAACCCCTGCTGTTTTTTAGTAGGGGTTTTTTTATGTTTCAAGTTTCACGAATGAAACAAAAGGATCAGATTCCAGAACGTATTTTATAATTTTTCCAATTTCAGATACATTGTTTAGATTACCAATTGTAATATGACATGATCTAAATCCAAGTTTTGATAACTGTCGGCTTCTCTCTTTCAATGCATTTTTTTCAATACTATACATTTGAAATTTGTCTGGTTCGAATTCAGCGGTGCTACCTATGTTTATAATTGTAAAGTTATCAATTTTATTTTCAAGTGCCGTTTCGTGTGCCAAGTTTAACAACTGAAGCTGTCCCAATTGGCAGATCTTAGACGCATTAATGAATGCAGTCGAATCTTTCACTAATTGTTTAAATTGGTCTCTCCTTTTGTCGTCCCATAGACGTAAGTCATACCCATTAGATCTATGAACAAACTTGGTTTCAGGTAAATGAATTCTTACCCCGTGTGCCACAGTTTTCAAGTGTTCGTGATCATCTGGAAAGCCGTCGGGGTTGCCTGTGCAGATTATTTTGTGTTTAGTATTGTCCACCATTCTTTAAACGTTCCTGGGTAGTTTGTATTTCTAATTTTATCTAAATCCAGGATG